CTGTCGGGCCAGTCGGTCCAGTGGGGCCGGTAGGCCCGGTCGAGCCGCCACCACCACCATGTGTGTCTACATAGTGTTTGGTCGCAACGTCCTGCGGATCCGTCGGATCAAGGACGTTCTTGAACTGGTGCAAAGAGCCTTCCAGGGTGCCGTCGGCCAGGATCGCCAACGACACAACACCGTTGAGCGAGAAAATCTCAACGGTGCCGTCGTCAGCAATGCGGTAGCCAAACTGCTGGTCTGGATACCACCAGCGCGGCTTACCAGTCACGGATTAACTCCCGGAAGCGAGAAAGGAAACAGTCGAGCCGGTCGAAGCAACGATCCCGTACAGGGCCTCGTCGATGTGCAGCTGAATCTTCAACGTCCCGGAGGCCGCCAACGGGTAGCCGGTCGTAGTCGTGACCCCCGACGGTCCCAGATACACGATCGCACCCGAGCTGTTCGACAGGGCAATGTCGCGGTTCGACAGCAGATAGCCGCCCTGCTCCTGGCCGTAGGTGGCGTTGGGGGCAGCCACGATCAGCGTGCCCCCCACCGTTGTGTCGATCGCCTTCTGTCCGGAAGTGACAGCCACTCTTAAACCTTGCCCACCCAGGTCGCAGCACCAGCAGCACCAGCGACTGTGCATTGATACAGCCAAGTGTTCGCACCCGAAAAGTCGGTGCGGAAGTAGGCGTCACCGACGTTACCGCCGATGGCAGGAACACCGGCACCAGAGTTCACAACGATGCCAGTCGCACCCTGGTTCGTTGCAAGCTGAACCGGTGATCCGAAAACATTCACAGCACCCGAGTTCGTGTTCTGAGCCGTGTCGAGGCCCAGGAACTGGTTCGGATACTCCTCAGCGAAACCGCTCATTTAACAAGTCCTTTCTCGGCCTCATGGGCGGCGTCTTTGCCGCGAAGTCTTGTCCCATCCGAAAGCACATACCAGCCCGCACCGACATGCAACGGAAACTCGGTATCGACGATCGGGTCGCCCCCATACACCGGCAGCGCCGGAACGGTGCGCTCACGGTCGGTACCCGTCCCCTTCACAACCTCACCCGACGGAGACACGTTCACCTGCAACCGCTCAATCTTCCCCATCTCCATCAGGTTCGCCGCGGCAGCACCCCACTCACCGGCAGGGACAACATCGCCAGGCTCATACCTGACGATCTCGCCCGAACCGACAGGATGCTCAACCGTGATCGGGAACGTCGCGATGTACGTGTACTGAATCTGCAACTCCGCCAGCTTCCTTTCTCGTTGCGCCTGCGTAACCATGACTTCCTCCTTGGTATGTGGGGGGCCGCTCCTACCGGCCCCCCACTTTACCCCCAGCTACCCGCTTACGCAGATACCGCGTTGTGGAAGTACGCTCCCAGGTCGGCACCCACGATCTTGGTTGCGAACGCCAGCTCAGCCTCAGTCCGGACGGTGCCGATCCCAAGCCACGGCATCGGGATCTGAGAGATCCGCGACCCGAACGACCCGGAACCAAGCAAACCAACCCAGGTGAAGATGTACCCGGCCGACGGAACCATGATTCCCGGCTGCGGCTCCGCGTAGAGCAGCAGACAGTCCTTCGTCGGGGTGATGAACTGGAAGTTGTCAGTCGCACCCTGGTTCGCCAGGTTCTGGATGGCGGCACCGACGAGCACCTGGAAGTTGTCCACTCCCGGAGGCGCGATCAGCGAAGCCAGCAGATCCGTGGTGACCACACCCCGCTGGGTGTACTTGATGCGCTGCACGATCTCGTCGTGGTTCTTCAGGACTTCCCAGACCCGCGGGCCGAGGATGAACCGGTTCGGGAACTTCGCCGTCGTCTGCTTGACAGCCCAAATCTGGGCCTCAATGTCTTCCAGCGGCGTCGAGTTCGCGAGGTTCCACTGAGGCGACGGCGTAATGTCGCCGCCCGTCGTCGAACCCGTCCACGTCGATGTTGCCATCACCGTGTTCTGAACCAGGATCTCCCGCTTCAGCAGGATCCGCTGCGTGATGAACAGGGTCGCGTCACGGTCCGCGTTAAGCGGCTCGTCCGAGTTCGCCCTGATCTGCGGATCAACGTCGACGCTGAACGCATACACCGGCGCGTAGTACGACGGTGTGTTGTCCAGCCCGTACCCGCCACCAGCCGACTCGGTGCCAGGGGCACGCTCAGTCGCCTCATCACGGAACCAGTCGCCCTTCGTGTAGATGAAGTAGCGATCCGACTGCTTCTGCACCGGCACCACCGGGAAAATCTTGTCCGCGATGTAGTCGGTCGAGTCCTGCATATACGCCTGGCTGATGTTCGTCAGCGGGCGGTTTACGTGTACAGCACTAAGGGTAGGTTCTGCCATTTGATCTCAGCTCCTTTCCCTTAGTCGCCCGCGGCGCAAAGGCCGGATGGGTTGAACAGGATTGCGGTGTCAGAACCAGCAGCGCCTGCCTGTAGAGCTACCCCAAGCACCTGGCTCCCCGAGACGGTGTACGGCGTTCCGGTGAACACCGTCGAACCCGTGTACTTCACTGCCTTGCCGGACGCATCCGACGTGACAAGGTCACCGGCAGAGAACGTTCCGCCAGCCTGGATCTTCGTCGGGCCGAGCATGCGCACCTGAGAAGCAACCGGCGCCGAGGAGGAGCCGACCGGTGCGTCCTGCATGACACCGATCGCACGCTGACCAGCCGTGGAGACCACGACGAGATAGCCCGTCGAGGCCAACTGCACGAACTTGAACTGGTTGCCTGTCTGATCGGTGTTGGCCTGAAGGGTGAAGTCCTGGCCGGTATTGGTTCCGTAAGCAGGACCGGCCATTACGAGATCCTCCCGATTCCGGTCTCAGCGAGATACTTGCTGTACAGGCTCGGATCCTGCTCGAACACCCGTGCCAGCGCCTGCTCCTGAGACATCTTCACGTCCGACTTCGACACGATCTCCGACGCCTTCTCAACCGCGGTCGAGTAAGCATCCGACTTCGGTGTACCGTCGGCCGTCGCCCGGCTGCCCTGCTCCGTGAAAAGGTCGCCCTTCGCGATCCGCGTCTCCGCAGCCGACAGAAGCTCATGCAGCTTCTCCACCGACTCCGGGGCCAGCTTCTCGGCAGCCTCTTTCAGGATCGGGGCAAGATCATCTGCGGGGGCAACATGCGACAGCGAAGCGGCCTTCGCGAGAGCCTCGCGATGCTTCATCGTGTCGTCGGCCTTCTGCAGACGCTCCTGCGCCTCAGCCAGATCCTTTGCCATCTTGTCCGCCTTCTCGATCTGAGTCGAGAAGAATGCGCGGGCCTCCTCGGGGACTCCTGTGTAGTCCCAGCCCCCGTCTTCCTTCTGTACCGGCACCTGGAACTCCACTGTGCCCCCTTCTGTGTCGTCGATTCCCCCGGCATCAACCGGGTCTTCCTTGGCAACAGCCTGCTTGCCCTTCCGCTTGAACCTGTCAGCGAAACTTGGTTTCTGATCGTTGGCGTCGTCCTCCGGGCCGTCACCGGCATCCTTCGCCATGCAGGTCCCTCCGCAATCGCCGTCGCAACCAGGAGCATGGTCGGCGGCTACCTTCGGCGCCGTCTCTCCGGTCCCGAACAGCTCACCGTCGGTTCCTGACCCGTCCTTGGGGGCGCCACTAGCGGAACCGTCTGTGTCATCGCCGCTAGACGATCCGTACAGGTCGCCCATCCCCGACACCGTGGTGGTGTTCAGAGGCGGGTTGATCCGGCCGTACAGCTCGGTGCCGATCTTCTCGATCAGCTCGGGAGAGAACTCGCCCTCGACGCCCTTGAGCAGCCTGACCGCAGCAACAACAGCCTTCTCGACTGTCTCGTCGTTCAGGCCGTCTTTGCGGATCTCGTCCAGGAGAGAACCCTCACGCTCCCACGGGATTTCAAGGATGTCCGAAAGCTCTGTGTCCAATTTCCTTGCTCCCTTCAGCAGCAAAAAACGCCGCCTGTTTGCGGCGCGTTCGACGAGAGAGACCTCGTCTCCATCTACATCGGTTAGAAGCTTCATTCGGGGGTTCTATCGCCACCCGAATAAAGAACGTTCTTCTATTTGCCGAGAGCCATCCGTTTAACGTCGGCCAGGGAGCCGTTCAGATCATCCAGGTGCTGAGAAATCTTCTGCAGTACAACCAGGCTCGCCTCGGTGTTTTCGGCTGTTGTTTTCGCCAGAACCTTCGCCCGCTCATCGGAACGTGTGTCGGCCTTTTTCAGCTCGGTAACCACATGGTTGAACGCCTTCACCGTGATCTCATGTCGGTCAATGTCGGCCTGCTCATGCTCGTTCGCCCATTTGATGAACGGGTCCAACACCATCGACACGTCGGTTTTGTGTTCCAACAGTTCGATGCGGCGCTGACGGTCGGCACCCAAAAGACGCTCTTTTTCAAGCGCCTCGGTCAGCACCTTGTTCGCCTCCGACAGCTCCTGAACCGCCGAGCCGCCGCCGCCTCTACTTAGACGCCAGGCGGCGCCGATCGCGACGATGAGCAGGAACCAAGTTGGGACGCTGCCGACCCACGATGGTGTCGAATCCAACATCAAGATCATCCACCTGCACCCGGAACGTTGAATTGGGCGTTGATAGACGCAGCCCAATCCTCAGGCTCCAAATGGCCCATAAAGTCGGCCGGTACCGGCACATGGTAGGACTGGCGGATACCGGAGCCACCGATCGACAGGCCGGTGTATTTCCCCGCCAGCACGTCCTGCCACACCTGCTTGTCCTCAACATGCAGGACAAGCACCCAGGTTCCTTTCTTGATCATCTCCTTCCCGTCGTAGGTGAAATCGACGGGGGCGATGAACGACTCGACCGGAACCACCGACGGCTTGTCTTTGAAGAAACCGGGCTTGCGGTGCTGCAGCTTCGACACCGACGCCTTGCCCCGGATCGACTTCTTCAGATAGTTGTGGGCCGCCTTCTCGACCTGGTTCGGAAGCATGTAGTCGTCCTGGGAGTCGAGCGTGTTCGGTTCCAACACAACCCCGTAGACGAGCTGCTTAACCTTGTCGGCCTTGCTGACGCGCAGCTTTTTCGTACGACCCATGTAGCCAACGGAAATGTCCTTTAGTGGGCGGTTGACGTGGACGGAACTCAACGGCGGCCCGACCGGGGAGGCGGCAGCCAAACTCATCTCGTCCAACGCAGGCGGCATCGCCGACGACGCACCCTGGTCACCGGCCGGGGGCAGATCACCGGCCGGGCCGGGCGCTGTGTCCTTGTACAGCTCACCACCGGCCAGCGCCTGCAACTCACGCCACGAATGGGCGGAATCCTTGTAATGGGCAACCACGTTCGGGTTAATCCACATCAGGTCGCCGGAAGCGTCGGACGCGAAGTCGTTCGCCTGGATGTGGAGAATGTCGCCCTTCTTCGCCCTCAGCTTCGTCGGGTTCGTTTTCCCAACGTAGTGGCCGTCCCTGGTTTCCATCCGGTAGATCAGATGGTTCTGCGGCGCGTGATGCATGCCATGCACCCGCAGGTTCAGGTCGCGTGGCTTCGCCTGGCCCTTAAGAAGTTGGAATAGCTTTCCATCGACTTTTGGACGGGTAGTTACCCCGTTCAGGTCGATCACGACTTGTTGTTCTCGCCGCTGCTCCCCGACGAGTCCTCTGTCGAATTGTCACCGAAGCCGCTGTTCTGCTGCGGCAGAGCGGTGTAATCCCAGTCGGGGGAAGCGGCAGGGATACCAGCCTGGTCGTTCATCCACGGCAGCGCCGTCGACCAGTCGATCGGGGCGCCTGCCTTCGCGACCCTGCCCACATAGTTGCCCAACGTGTCCAGGTCGATCGTTTCGACGGAGCCGTGGCACAGCTTCGGCATCGGGTCTTTGAACCCGTTCAGCATCCACAGCGTCGGGATCATCTGGGTGTTGATTACCGAACTGATGATGTCCAGATAGGCGCCCAACGAGGCGGAGAACATGTCTTTCTTCGTCACCGACAGCGCATACGAGCCGACCTTGTCCTGGCCCATCATCACCAGGTCGGCCAGCACCGACGTTGCCATCCGTGTCTCGTAACGAGAGATGACGTCTCCGGCCGCGAACTGGCGGTGGCCGCCCGAGTTCAGCAGCTCCAACGTCCAGCCGAACGGCAACACCACACCCTCCTGCTCATCCCGGCGAATGCTCGAAACCGTCACCTTCGCCTGCTGCAGCATCTGCGCCATGTCCGGGTCGTTTACATCCCAGATGTCGACACCTTCCGGCGGCGTCAGCACCGGCAGCCCGGCCAGGTCGCGCTCAATCCCGATCGCCTCGATCTGCTGGATGTTCTTCACGAACCACCAGGAGCGATAGGCGTTGCGCAGGATGCTGCGCCCTTCCGGGTTGTCCTTGAACACCGTCGTCCGGAAATGCAGCGCCTTCTCACGCGGAATGAACCGAAGCAGATAGTCCGGCGGCGGGTTCTGGATCATCCCTTCAATGTCGCCAACATCGTCGAAAACCCATTTCCAAAGCGAGTCCTGGGCCCGCAGCGGGATCTTCGCCAGGCCGATCGTGCCGTCCGTCTCACGGCTGTTCAACGACTGGACAGGGCTGTAGCCGTTCCTGATCTTGAAGCACATTTCGTGGTAGCTGTACCCGTACGGCAGGAACGACAGGATCTCGCCGAGCGTGTCCTCCCACGAGAACATCATGTCGTCCAAAACCGACTGCATCCAGACGGCGCCACGGGTGTCTTTCTCCTCGAACCACCATGACACCCGGCGCATCAACGACTGGATCGCGTACAGGATCGCGCCGATGATCGGATCCTGGTCCGACATTTCCCGGTAAACCTGGGCGGCCTGCCGTCCCTGCTGAAGCTGGTTAAGCCATTCCTCGAAGACGAAGCCGCCCCAGTGGCGCAGACCGGAACGGCCGTACTCCTCGTAAATGTCGGCGCCACCACCCAACCAGTATTTCGCCTGCGGGCTGGCGGCTTTAGTAAACGAGATGATTTCGCGAGGACCGAAGTCGCCGTTCCACCGGTAGTTGGCTCTTTCGATTTCGCTCACAGATCAGAAGTATCGCCCGACGGGCGGATCGAGGTTATCACCCTAACTGTTGAGCCTCTCTTGTCGATCAGGTAGAGACGTTTTTCGTCTTGTGTCCAGCAGAAGCGTAACGTGCGGTCGATCTCATGGAAGTTCCGTTTGCCACGGGCGCGTTTGCCTCTCGACCAGCGCGGCTCCTTCGACGAATATCGGCCCTCATCCAACGCCGACTGCACTTCATGGGCGATCAGCTGCCGTAATTCCTCACGGCGCAAACGGATCGGAAACCGTTCCCGGAACTGTTCGATCGCGTGGTGTTTAACCTCGATCAGCCGGGCCATCCGGCCGGAGCTTACATCTGGTGGTGGCGGCGCATTTCCGCTTTGATCAGATGCTGTTTCCCCATCGCGTCGGTCAGCATCCCGTCAGGGCGGGTGCGGTAATGGAAAAGCACCTCGTTAACCGCAGCGTATCTCGCACCACGAGTCATCAGGTCGATCGCCAGGTCGTAGTCCTCAAACCCGTCCGTCATCCGGCCGTTGTAGCCTCCAACCGACTTCAGCAACTCCGTCCGGAACAGGGAGCAGTAGTAGGTGCGGTTGAACTCCCACATCACATCAACGGTGACCTGATCGAGCGGCCGATCGTATCCTGGCATGTATGTGCCATTCCGGGTCGGGCCGTGCTCTTGGAGGCCAGGGACAACAACGTCGGCGTCCCTGAGCAGCGGATACATCTTCTCGATGTAGGTGTCCTCGATCCAGTCGTCGGCGTCGAGGGGCAGAAAAGCGTCGCTCCGGGTGAGCATCAGCCCGGTGTTTCTGGCTGACGGCAAACCACGGTTCGTCACCCGCACATAGCGGGCGTGGTAGTTCGAACAGTGTTCCTCGGTTTTCGCCGCATGCATCGGTGTTGAGCCGTCGTCGACGACGATGATCTCGACCGGCTGCACCGTCTGCTTCGTGCAGGACAGCAACGCCTCAGCCAGGAAGTGCGACTGTTCGAAACAGGGGATCACGATTGTGACGCCTTCCGGCCGCAGGGCGTCGCGTTCCAGGATCACCTGGTAAGTCTCCCTCATTCCGAGCGCGGACGCGATGCTCATAGCTCTTTGATCATGTCGCGCAGCATTTTGTCCCTATCCAACGGCTTCGGAACTTCCATCCAGTTGGAGGCGTTCGTGAAGTGGATCCAGCCGTCGAAGAACTCGTAGCCGTGCGATTGCAGCCCGTAGCCGTCCTCCGGCCGGATCACCCCGTAACCATGTTCGGGCCGGTGCATCTTCGCCCAGTCCTCCGGCGTGAACAGCGACCAGAGCATCGAGCCGCAGTCGCCGTCGTCGCGTTTCCGTTCGCCACGGATCCCGTCGAAGTTCGGTATCCGGTCGCCCAACCATTCCTGGTCGAACGCGCAGAAGCCGGGCCACAGATACTGCTTCTGCGACGGCGGGTGCGACTGGCCGATCCCGTAGAACCCGGCCTTGCTGATCTTGTCGATCAGCGTCACATTGTGACGGGGGAACACGTCATGGTCTAGGGTGATCCAGTAACGGGATCCTTTTTCGCGTGCCACCCTCGCGGCGTGGTTGAGGGCGTCGTTGTGGAGCGTCGAGCCGCCAGGGGTGCGCATGTAGCCGACACCCAGCTGCAAACAGGTTTGCTCCATCCCTTTCGGATTGGTGATCGTGTTGTCGATCACACAGATGCCGTTGATTTCCGGGCAGAACTTGTCGATCAGCCGTTTCTGTTCCCAGAGCAGATCGGGTCGGCCGAAGCCGACAACGAAGGCGTCAACCCCAGCCGAGTGATTCGAAGTCGTTTTCATAGATCATCGCCATCCAGTTCTTCTCGTAGGGCCAGTAGTGATCACCGGGGTGCGGGATCGCCCGGCGCAGGTAGAACTTCGACTTTTCCAAATCACGCTCGCAGCCGTGGCCGTACTGGTGGCACCACGAGAGCATGAACGACGCGTTGTCCAGGTCGGGGATGATCGGCTCCCGCAGCAGCAGCTGGTACGCCTCTTCCGGCGAGCGTTGGAACGCAAACCAGAACTCACGGATCCAGGCTTTCCCCCAGGAGCCAACAGGCCGCAGCCCTGGAATGTAGACGCTGTTTTCGTAGTTCGGCTCGAAGATGTTCAGGTACCAGTCGAGATGCATGGCGTCGTAGGGCGGCCCGACCCGGATCGGGTTCATGTGTAGCCGGTTGAAGAACCTGGTGCGGGGGAACAGATGGAACGTCGTGTCGGTTTGGCAGCTGTTGAAAAAGATGCCGTCAACCTCCTGCATGTCCTGCCGGTACTGCATCCAGGTTTCGCAGGCCAAGACGCGGGAGCGGAGCGGGTAGTAGGTCGGGATTTCCGCGTCGACACGCAGATGCGGGCCGACAGCGGTCTGCATGTGTTCAGCGACTTCCAGGTAGACGTCGAAGGCATCCGGATGTGTGTTCTCGAACGACACGTCCGCCTCGGAGACGGCGAACCATTCCTGGCCGTCCGTCTCGAACTGGTCGCGGATCGCAACGTTGAAGTTGTCGGTCGCCTCCTCCATGTTGTTGCAGCCGGGCAGGTTGTAGACGCACTTCACCCGCTTCTGGAACTTCAGGTCGCGCAACAGCCTCCGGCAGCGTGGGTCGTCGGTGCCGTTGTCGACGATCACCAACTCATGCGGAGTCGTCATCCACCTGTACGAATTGACCGTCCGTTCCAGGGTTTCGTAGCGGTTGAAGGTTCCGATGAAGACGGTGATCATTTCTGCGCCAACAGGATCGCGAGCTGCTTCGGAACCTCCCGGCCGCCGCTGTGCGTCCAGCCCGGAGTCTCGAACGTGAACGCATC